GTCGTCCTTAATTGGACTACAATAATTAAGATTGTCAAAGGACCCGATAACCGAAGCCCAAACCTTTTGAGGGTCGTTGTTGGTCCTCGCAAATAAAAGTCTTTGATCGTAAAAGGTGCATACGCCTGGGTAGTCGTCCGTGCCCGAAAAAGGGTTGTTGGCTGTTGGCGGGCAAGTATCGTACTCGGCAATTATGCCTCCCGCGGGCACTGTAAAGGTAGTGTTTGCCGCTTGACCAATAAAGCCGTATGTGCCCGAAGCCCTGTCGTCCTAGTAAATATTGTAATACAAAGCCCCTGTTGAGCCCGTCCAGGAAAGAGCGTCGCCGTTGCCGCCCGTAAATACGTTTGAAGCAATTGACTCTTCGCCCGCTTCGTTTACCGCAGTAACAACAAAGTTAATGCCCGTGCCCGTGCCCGAAGTCCTTGTTAGACTTGTTGGTGCAGCAATGCTTGGGCCAAACGTGATTGTTGATAGCGTCCAGGAAGTATGGCCTGTTCGAGTTAACTTCCTGGGCGCGTAGCTTGGGTGTGTTATGTAAAGCACGTCAGCGCTTTGCGTGTATTTCAAAAGCGGCAAGTCCGCTTCGAGATAAGGAGTCACAATCTCGTAAGGGCTCCCGCCGCTTTGAACTTGGCCACCGCTCATATACACTCTCATGTATTGGTCGCCAAACTCTAATATATAAGCCTGTACCACTGAAAAGGTAAAGGGTATTAATCGAACTTCCTTGCTCGAAGTCTTAACCTCGGCAATGTACTCTGTGCCCCCACGGTTGCTTGCGCCGCCATGCGGGTGAGTGATAAAATTGCGCATACGTCTTACGGACGTTGCGTACTTGGCCAAGTCTGTTCGGCCGTATAAGCTTGGGGCAATCTCTCCGCCCACAAAAGAGTTTTGTGCTACTGTTGGCATTTAATCCCTCGCATCTAGTATTGGACTTTTAACCTCGGGCTTTTTGTACCCCTCGTTAGCACTTGCAAATTGAGCTCTGCCAAGTATGGCAAGGTAGCTTTGTATTAAAGCGTCCTTAAGGGCCAAGCTGCCTTTAAGTGGTTGCGCCAGGTCGCTTGCAAGTTTGAGCGACAACGCCTCAATAAATATTGGTGTAAATACGTTGGGGTCCGAAACCTTGGCAGTGTACTTGAGTTCAGCGTCTTCCTTGTCTGTTAGCAGCATACGGATTGAAAGGTCTGAGTTGGTCGCAATCTCAAACTCAACCTTGCCCGCCTGTACATACGCTTCCAAGTCTGCGTTGTACGAGTACCCGCTTGCCGCGCCAGTACCGTCGTAAATTTCACGAGCAACCAGGCAGTCAATTGGTAATTGGTACGCGTAGTCCCAACCGCTGTAAGTAGTGGTTAATTGCGCCAAGCTCAACCTCTTCCTGGCAAAGCCCCAATCGTGGTCCGCAAGAACAGAGTCGCGCACTGTCTCGTATCTCAAGCTGCACTCACGCGCACCTTTTGACGAGTCGTTTAAGGACGAGATTGCGCTCGCGCCTAAGTTTGATAAAGCTAAATTACATATTTGAACTACACTGGCCATGTTTACCCTCCGCTATGCTGGGGGCTTTTGGGTAGCCCCCTATAACCCTGTTGTGTGGTCACTAAGCCTTCAAAGCTCCGTAGATATTGAACGCCATTGAGACTGCTTTTTCCGCAAGAAGTTTTGTCTCTTCTTTGTCAAGGTCCTTGATTTCGTCGTCAACATTGCTGAAACCTTCGATTGCGTCTTTGATCTTGCCAAGGTTGTTCATAATAACTGAAAGGTCGGATAGGTCCGCCCCGTCTTTAAGAGCAACAATTGCGTCAACTGAAAGACTTTCAACCGCGTCAAAAACTTCACTAATTTCTTTAATTCCCTGCATGGTTTTCCTTCCTAGTCCAATATGGACTTAACCTTCTTTTTCTTAGGTTTGCTTTGTTTCTTTTCCTCTTTGGCTATTTCGTCTTGAATACCCTTAAAGGTTGTTGGGTCTTCAACTTCTTTTGGTGCCACGTCCGATACTTTCACTTCCGCTTTTGGTCGAAAGTGAGGAGGGCACTCGCCCCCCTCATATATCTCGCCTGGCGACCAAAGCCTTGGAGGCTTACCAAAATAACATTTCTTAATACAAACGTATTTCATAAGTCGCCCCTAGACCTTACGCTGCGCCGTTTGACTGTTGATCGAGTACAACTGCCGCGTGAACTTTTCCCGCTGTTGCGTCGTCGCCAGTAACGGTGTAGTACATTCTAATGTATCTTTCCACGCCTCTTGGCACATGGAATACAAACTGTTTACCCGCTGTTAGTCCAGCACGTAGGACTGATTTAGACTCAAGACTTGTTGCGCTTCCAAAAGTTGCCGCAGTGTCGCACTGTAGAGCAATTGCAAGGCTTGTAAGTGTTGCAAAGTCTGTTGTTACCTGGACAACGATTTTTACGTTGTACTCAGGGTTGTCCATGACTAGAGAGCTTTCAGCCCCAAGGTCGATTAAGTTTGTAGAAGCGGCGCTTCCTGTGATCGCCTGGTCTTCTGACAATAAAGCTTGTTTATCTATAAAACCCATTTATTACCCCCTTAAGATATTTTTGACTCAGTGTTTAGGATTGCGTCGCATTTCTTGAATGGTATGCCATCAAAAGAAACAACTTTCTTTCCAGCCACTTCGTCTAGTGATAGGTGTACGTTAGATTTGTTTGTGATCTGTCTTCTTAGGTAAGAAGTGATTGTCTTGTTTGCGTAGAATACTGGCTTACCCATACCGATGTTTGGTATAGCTTCGATTGCCTGCACAAGAAGGTCAACAAGGTCTGCACCTGTTGCAGCGTTCTTTGTAAGGTCGGACTGGTCAATATTGCATATACGAACGACATATCTCCAGTCCCGCAAACTGACGCCGGGCTTCCATTGATATAAGGTTGAAAGGCCTCTATACTTGCCGCCCGCTGCGTCTATAAGGTCGCCTTCGCCAAGGTCCTGGTGTAGTAGGCCAACTTTTGAGCCCTTTGGAAAAATACCGTGGAAGGTATTGTCGCCGTGGCAAACAAGCCAAATACTTGTGTTGTCTGAGCCTGTACCGCCTGCGCTAATTACGTTGTCGCCGTTAGCCGCTGTTGTTGAGTCGTATCTTGGCGCAAGTCCTAGAAACTTCTCAGGGTCAGTTTCAGTATTGCCATAGAAAAGTGTTGAAGCAAACTCTTGGTTCATAGCTTCGATAAATGGCTTGTCTTCTGAAAGTCTAAACTCTGCACTGTTGCCGTTAAGCATTGCAAGGTCTTTATCAATTTCGCTTCTTGCTTCAAGAATACCGCAATTGTCTGTAACCTGCACTGTACGCGACTTTGAAGGCTGCACGCCGTAGTTCAAAAGTCTCCAGGCTACTGTTGGCAGCCCTGACCTGATTGTGGTCTTATGACCTGTTGGTAAGTTACCTTCAACCCATTTCATGTCTTCAAGTATTGGGTTTGTTTCGTTCATGATTTCGACAATCTTGTCGATCTTTCCCGCTGGGTCTACTCTGCGAGCCCAATCGGAGATTGTTAAGTTTCCTGCACCTATTGTTGCCATGTGGTGTCTCCTTTAAGTTAGTTAGTTTTTCCCATTGTTGGGTACAACACGCTTGCCGCTGTCTTTGGCGGTTCTTTTACAGCCCCGCCATTAACGGATTTATCCTCGCCTGTTGCGGCGTCAATGCGAGCCAAAAGTTTGATAAATCCTGGGTTATCACCGTAACCCGACTGTTCAAGCTCTCTCTTAAAGTCTTCCGATGCGTCGAACTTTTTAAGTGTGCGTTTAGCACGCTCAACTGTTTCCGAAAACTTAGAGCCGCCGAAGTCGGGGTCTGCTTTCAAGTCGTTAACCCACTGCTTTCTAACCTCGCCCATACTGTTGTCGTATTGGTCCGAGATAGTTGTTTGATAGTCCAACCCAAGGTCGACAATCTTTTGCGCCTGGGCTTGAGTAAGGTTGAACTCTTTTGAAAGAGCAATAACCTTGTCCTCAAAGCCGTGGGCCATTTCAACGCCTTCGGGTAAGGTAAACGCTTCATACTTCTCAGGTGCGCCAACTGGCTCCTGGTTTTCGGCCTCGGCGTTTTGCTCGCCCTGGCTTGTTTGCGTTTCCTCGTTTGGAGTCTCGCTTACAGTTTGGTTGTTGTCTTGATCGCTTAAGCTTTCGGTGTTAACCTGTTCACTTGTTTGATCTGCTAATAGTGTCATTTGTTTGCTCCCTTAACATTAAATCCTTGACGACGTGGGGCGCTGCCTCACATACGTCACTAAAATATTTGAGAGCTAGGTTTCTGTGACCTTCCAGGAAGTACCCTTGCGAGTTTCCTGTAAAGGTTGTTTTAAAGACATGGCCGTCAGCCATTAGCCTTTTAAAAAAGCGAATACCCGCCTGCGTCGCAAGTATTGCCTTTAGGTCTTCTATTTCCTGTTCACGCGCAAGCCTTCTCTTTGTCTCGGCTTCCTTTACCTGGTTGTCGTTACTTGCGTCGTATATATCTGTCATTGCAATGCCCCTAACATTTGATCGAGTGCGGAGTTGTTGCCGACCTCAGTTTCGCTCAAAGTCTTTGCGCCATTGGCTGTCTTCTCAAGCTGTTCTGGCATTTGTTGTTGCTGCATTGCCTGCATGTTCTTTTGTCTTATGCCTGCAACGTCTTCGTCAGCCCTTACAACCTTTGGAGGCGCCCCAAGCATTTGCCCGTATTGGTCAATCATTTCGTCGAAGTTAACCTTGTCCAGCACGTCAGGCTTGACCGCTGCCAGGTTTCCAACGAAGGCCGCAAGCTGTTCAATGCTTGCAGTGCCAACCATTTTTTGAGCCTGGGCAAGGAGTGAAATGTATTCAACCTTTACGTCCATGCCTTCAAGCACTTGTGGAGGTTCGGGTATTAGTCCAAACCTTTCGGCAATGCTAAACACTCGGTCAATGATCTTGTCCAAAAACTCGTATTGTAATTTCTCAACAACGGGACCAAGCATTAAAAGTCTTTCGCTTGTACGCTCGGCAACCTCGGTTGCTGTCATATTCTTGTCGGTTGCAAGTATGGAAAGAAACAAGTCGTTGAAGAATATACGTCTAATACGCTCTTCAACATTTCTAATTTCCATACCTATGCCCTGAGTGTCAGGGTTAACCTGGTGTACAGGCGTTAAACCTTGCTGGCCTTGCTGTACGTCCACATAGTTTACGCCGCCAGGTATTAGGGTTGCAGCGGTGTTGCGCATATTGGTTGGCGCATTAAGTGGAGGGTTAACCATTTTTTCAAGAGCTTGTATCTTTTTCTCTTCCATTTTTTGAAGCATCTTGGCGTCGCCAATGCCTTGCATGCCTGGACAATTGGAGCCCAAAACGTCAACGCCTGTTGTCTCCCAACGTGGAGCAACGAAAGGCTGTTCGTCGTAACCGCTCTTGCGCAGTAGCTCGTCCTGGCTTCCTGAGTGCTCGTAATACACGGACTCCCAAGGCTTGTCTTCGGACTTCTTGCTCTTGCTGTCAAAGGTTTTTGAAGGCTGAATACAATGTACAACGTCAAAGCGCTCTTCCAGGTTGTCGTTCTCGTAACAAGTCTTTACAGGCTCGGAAACTTTGTCGATGCCGAACTCGTCAATCATTTGCTTTGCAGTCATTGTAAACGTACGGTAAAGACAATCGACTCTGTTTTCGCTGTTGGCTCCAAGGTAGTACTCGCCAATTGTAAAAGGTCGGAAGCGTACAACCGTTTCAAAGTCTTCTTCAATTAACATTGCACCTGTACCGAATACGCTAATCTCATTAAACTCAGCGTGCGCCGCTGCGTAAAAGTTTGACTTTGCCAACACTGTTAAAAGTGCTGTTCGGCTGTCGTGCAACCAGGTCTTGACCTCTTCGTCTTCAAGTAGCTCGTCGTCGGGCAAGGTGAGATTAAACCAAGGACGCGAAGGCGAAACAAGCCCGCCCATAAGCCCTGCACTCAAAACCCTTACAGCGTCGGAAGCTACTGAGTTAATGATCTTTTGGTTTTTCTTCGAGCCGTCGTTTGGTTGGCTCGTGCCCTGGCCTGTAAGATTTCTCCCAAGCCTGGGGGCAATGTAGTCACTCAAATCTTTCCAATGACCCAGCCACGTTTGGGTTGAGTCAATGAGTTGATTTAAGCGCATCCTATATTGTTTAGTCTTTTCATACATATGCTATTGTCCTAACAATGTTTTCTTGCGAATATCTGCGGACCCTTGGACCCCCAAAGGACCTGT